ACCCTCAAGCGTACCAACAAATCTGTCTAATCTATTTCTAATTAAATTAGATAGGTTTTGGGTAGTGTCGTAATTTTGGGTATAAACGTCTATTTGCAAATCAATTTCTTCTAAATTACTTTGTCCGTCTTTAAAGTCAACTGGATTGCTATCAATGATAGAATAAACAATAAATGGATAATCAACATTTTGAGGCGTAATATCAGGATAGATATTAGTGCTAATAATGGCAGTAATATTTGAAGCCGTTGACAATCTTGCATATATTAGTTTACCTATCATATCTCCCAAAATTTACGAGGATATTGTTTTGCCATTCTTAATGCCTCTTGCGACATCTTTTGAATAACAGCCATTTGACTAGCCCTTTCAGCTTTGTTTTTTACCTTCCTTACCCATGCTTTTGTACTTCCGTAAATCATGTGCGCATAAAACCCATCGGTCTTACCATCGCTTCCTAATGTAGCTCCTTTACCCTGTGTTTGGTATAATGGACCTATTGAGGAAGTAGTTTTTTTTAAATTCTTTACGTCTGATATAATTTTAATAGAACGACGTAAATTCCCAGGCATAATATTGTAAACTAAACCTTCGCCCTTAACATAATATTTATGTGGCTTTTTTGAAATAGGTACTTGATTTTTATAAGCCGCTAAAGCTATTGGCTCCGCTGATTTTGCTATTTCTTTTCTTTTGCTAACAGTTACATTAGTCATTAAATTATCTAATTCAACTACAGCTTCAGCAAGATTGTAAATAGCAAGTAATTGACCCTTTTTAGTAAATTTCTTTTGGGTATCGCCTTGCAATCTTCTAAGTCTATCTAATTTTGATTGTTTGATAAACATAATTAAACGGTTGCGTAGCTATCAAAATAAAAACCTGTAAAGTCAATGAATCGCTTATCGTGACTTACGGCTAAATTTTTTACTTGATATACTTTGTTATTAAAAATAACTCTTGATTCCTCGGTAATACTTGAATTATACCGAATGGTAAATTCAATTACATTCTTAACAGTATTTTTACCCTCAATAACTGTTTCGTTTGAGCGTGATAATTTACTATCCACATAAGCCCAAATAGTCGCAGTATTTGTCCATGCTTCGGTTGTAAAACCTGTTAACGTTTTTGTTCTTGTAACGTTTTGAAGGATAATCCGATCCCTCATTTTACCAATAACTTCATTCTTATTATACCCAGTCATATTTGTGTCTGTTTAACATAACGTCCGAAGCCGTTGGCATTTTATAAACACTATCAGTCCTATTCTCGTAAATATTAGCTATCATTTTTAAAATAGCTATTCTAATATCAGTTGGGCAGCTTGTAGCACTTGTTCCAAATCCTGCCACATAAGTAATCGTAACATCATTTAATGAAAGATAAGTATCTGGAAAGTCCTGGTCAACTGCTTCACCTATTATCCCTCTATATGTATCAACTTCATATAAATTTTGTGGTAATGTTTGGGTATTGCCATTTTCGTCTAAGTAGGTAATCGATGTAACACTAATTACCGGATAAACTAATAATTTAATTACATTTTCGTAATCAGTAGCCACTTTATAAGATGATGGAAACCTTTCTAATCTTTGTACTATAGTTTTATTTAAAGTACTAATATTTTGTCTAGCCTCAACCGCTTCCCTAGCTCCTTTTATAATAGTAGTTATCAAAGAGTCATCCGCTGAATCATCAACTTTTAAATAGTTTTTGACTTCGCTTAAAGTCCATAATTCATTAGTTTGGTCAACGGTTACTCTCCAAGGTTTCATCTCTTAATAGCTTTTTTTGGTTTGGTGCTACTTGTATTTTCAATGACAAGCTTAGAATCTGTATCTTTTGGCTTGTCATTTACCTCAATGGCTATTTCTAGCTTAATCAATTCCTTTGCAGTTATCTCGTTTAGTTCTGCCTCATCCCCCTGAAAATATCCAAGGGAATGAGGCGAACCTGAAGGAGATTTTATAAATCTCACTTTCATCTTATGGGTTTTTAGCTACAAAGTACGCAGTGTATTTTGTTGATTGCGTACCAACACCAGTCAAAACTAATCTATATTTAGTTCCACCAATTATTGCATCTTCATTAGATTGTACTAAACCATTTACGTTTAATGTGTCCAATGTTGCAACGTTTGTATAATCAGTAGAACTAGCAGCTTGCAAAATTGTAGGCAAAATATAAGTAGTGCCTGACAAGTTAGTAACTACTACGCTCCAATAACCGCTCCACGGACTAAGTAAACTTACCGGAATAGTTATTGTATCTATTTCAGTATTGGTTATTGTGTCCGTTACTGAATAGCTGTAAAACGTACTAGATGCATCATCATAATTAGCATCTAAAGTTTTGCTTCGGTCGTTTTTAAATGCCGTCAAACCAATGGCAGCAAAAACAAACAAACCTATTAAAATATTCTTCATTTTATTAAGATTTATATGCCAGTAATATCTGCATCTTTAATTGCAGCAAATGATTGAGCGTGACGAACCGCAGCATCCCACCAGCTATTAACTACGATGGTAACTAAAGCGTTTTTGGAAGATGAATATGGATCAATAACCACATCTAAACCAGCCCACTGACCGATAAGCATTTCGGCAAAGTTTCCAAAAATTACTGAATGCAAATTAGTACCTGAACCTTTAGTTAAATTGTTTGGCACCTGTGTTGAAACATAAGCCCTATAACCATTTAACAAATCAGTTCTAATACCTTGCTGACCTGCAGGAGGCGCACCATCCGACCAAACAAATTGAGCCGTGCCAGATGCTTTTTCAGTATTCTTTAAAAATCCTCTTACACCAGGAGTAGTAAGATAAGCTAAAGTACCAAAATCAGCATTATCCGTAGCTAAAGCAGTTTCGAGGTCAATAATATGCTTATAAGTAAGCGGCCCACCATCAGTACCAATCGCTACTGAACCAATTCCAGCAGTATTTAAAATACCGTAAAATGGTTGTGTAGAATTATCACCATTAATTAAAGCATAATCCAATGCTCTATTAATAGCTTCGCTTAAACGATTTCTTACAAAGTTCTCCACGTCAATAGACGATTGAACCAACAACTGTTTAGAAATATCAGTGAATGCACCCAAACGATTAGGCGACATACTGATTTTATCAAAAGTTGGGCTAGTTTCGTCGTTTGCAGAATTTTCAGTTTCCCAAACCGCAGTTGCAGCTGCATCATTTCTAGGAAAATCCAAATTACCGGTTAATCCAGTAAGCAAAGTGGCACCTGCCTGAATAACCGCTAATCTAGGATCAAGGAAAGGAATCAAATCACCTAAAATAGTGGGTACTGTGTTACCACCACCAGGCGCGGAGCTTACTGTCATGTCCCTTTTTTCACTCCTAACAAACATTTTAGGAACGTAAAGATTTCCGGATGCTGAAATTCCTGCCTGTTTAAATTCTCTTTCGGCTTCCTGATGCATCTCAAGCTCCAAGCCGTCTAAGTTTTTATTATTGGCTACCAAATTAGCGGCTCTAAGAAAAGAGTAGTTTTTCTTAACTCTTTGCTCGTCGCTAACTTTGTTCTCGTTGCCCCTAGCCGCAGGAGTAGCCATTCTTTTGGCTTCGGCTTCTAACATCAAATGATTTTCAATATCATTTTCAAGATTAGTCACCTCGTTCCGAATGTTGGTTAATTTCGACCTTTGTTCATCGTTGGCGTTCGCGCCTAATGTTTCAATGGCAGAAATTAAAGATCGCATTTCTTCTATTTTAGCGGAACGCGACTGCTTTAATTCATCAGATTTTAACATACTAATATTTTTTTAAATTGTTCAAAAATTCAACAAACTCTGTGAAATTGCATTCCGCTTTTTCATTTTGCTGAATATGTCTTTCCATGCTCCGAGAAGCGACAGACGTGTTAGGGTTAGCCGGGTAAGTTACCGGACTAACGTCATAAACTTTATTAATCTTTTTGATTGTTCTTTTGTACCTTCCTTCCATATATTCCCACATATCACCATCTTCTTTTAAATCAAAAGCAAATGAAGATTGGTAAATATCACCTCTTTTAATTAAAGTAACAACATCTTTAGCAGCCGATGTATCTGGAGGATTAATGGTATAGACTAATTTATCGCCATTTCTTTTAATCTTTAGTGTTTCATTTTTAACCCTACCTAAAACAATATTTTGGTCATGGTTAAATAAAGCGGCTGCCTCTGAAAAATCAGCTTCATCAAAAGCATGTTCGTCTATAACTTCGTCAAAACCACCCATATCATAAGGAGAATTTAATGAAGATGCTGTGCCCTGAATTTCATTATTATCAAGGCTTTTATATTCAATATTAAAATATCTTGTTTCCATTGATTTATTATTTTGCAGCTCCATCGCCATTGTTATCATTTGTTACCTCCTTACTATTCGATGCTAATGGCATACCAAACTTATCGCCACCTTCATAAGGGTTAAATCCTTCTAAGTTTCTTATTTCATTTGGTGCAATAGCTCGAATATTATAAAGTTTAGTGTAAAATTCTGCTCTAGCCATAACATCGCCTCTATACAACTCATCTAAATCTAATTTAACGTAATATTTTCCCCAATCCTTTTGAGGAAATAATTTTGTGTTAAATTCGTTTTCTATTCGCTTAGTCCAAGCCCTTAAAGTGTATTGAACAAATATTCTGTTAAGAATTTCAATATTAGTAGCTGAAATATTGTTTTGACCTAATAAAAGGAATCCCGGAACACCGGTTAAATTAGAAATATCCTCAATAGTTAACTTTCTAGCGTCAATATCGGCTGCATCTAATTTAGAAGATACTGGTTTAAATTTAAAACCAGCTTGTAAAAAGGCAACACCTTGTTGATTATTAGGCCCTGAATATTTATCTGCCCAACCTTTTTTAATTGCGTTTAATTGATCCTCATTCAGAATCATATCTGTTTCTACGGTGCCAGAAAGATTAGTACCTTTTGCATAAACATCATTTCCGTAGTCAATTTCATGTAGTGCCCTAGAAAAAGTAGTCTTTCCAGCTTCTATTAAACTTTTACCCCAATAGCCATTATCGCTAAAGGATTTTATATGCAATACTTCCGACTGGGAGTAAATTTCATTATTAGATTCTAGCTTATAGTAAAATTCACCATTAATCTTATACATTTCCCAAGGTTCATCTACCAAACGTAAATCAATTACATTTCCTGCCTGATTTCTATTAGGAATAATAAGAACATTCCCTGACTTGGTAGTCATTGAACCATTTACGGCTTGTCTTACAATAGCCTCCCGAAAACTAAACGTATCATATTTATTTGACGGTCGATATTTTATTAAACTATACATCGGATGATTAACAGCCTCAATTACATTTCCATCCGGTTTAGTTTCGTAAATTGAAAAAGGTAAACTTGCTATTTGTTCTGATAAAATAGATAAAGCCCGAAAGTAGGCAGGTATTGATAAAGACGTTTCGTGCGATACTCTCCTTTGGTTAGTACCAAAAAGTTCCTGGTATAATTTCCAATCTTTGGCGGGCCCTAAATTAGAAATTCTACTTCGCTTAATGAATTTTACAATTTTATTTAAAAATTCCATACTGCAAAGATGAATATATTAATTTTATTAAGCAAATAAAAATTTTAGCCAATAATTAGGTTAAAATCTAAATTAATTTTATTTTTTGGGTCAATAGCTTCACCGATAGCCATCGCAGCCGCTACCATTCCATCTATCTTTTCATTTGACTTCCTTTTATCAAATTTTACAAGTCCTGTAGAATTGATTATTAACGCCACATTGGATAACATCCATTTTGCGACTGGATCACCATTGTGAAATATCTTTTTACCTGTTATCATTTTTTCAAATTCGCAAATAGGCGTATTCATTTCCGGAAAACTTTGAGGGAATGGCTTAACATTTACGCCTCTTTCTTGTAAGGAAATTACAACGTGAGTAGCTCTCCATGGGTCATAAGCTAAACTACGAATGTTATACTTTTGATATAATAGGTAAATATCATTGATAATAGCATCGTTATCTACTATATTGCCATTAGTTACCTTTATACTTCCATTTAATGCCCAATCCACATAAGGCACTCCATCCCTCAAACTACGTTCCTTTACATTTTCTTCAGGAATCCAATACTTCCACAACAAAAAGGCTGCTTTGCCGTCAAATTCTGGGAAAAACAAACAAAATGCACTAATGTCAACCGTTTGGGCTAAATCCAAACCACCGAAAGCAGGTCTTTTTAAAAAAAAGTCATCATTAACCTGCATTTCGCATTCGTTCCACATATTTTCATTAATCCACGTCGCATGAGTATTAGTCCAATAGTTTAGGTTTTTAGTCATAAAACCTATTTGCTTTGCAGCTCCTTCATTTATGGCTTTTGTATATTGGTCTTGTAAATAACCCATTCCAATAGTCACATTCATGGAAGGGTTAGATTTCACCCAATTATCGCTATTTTGCCAATCATCTTCTTCATCTAATGAAAATATTAATGTAAAAACCGCATCATCATGTTTATGACCTTTAATAATATCTAAGCAAACTTTACGTAATT